TGCTTGTTCTGGGCGAGTTGATCCTTCATCCCGCCCACCGCGGCGTTGTACCGGCTCCCACCCACGCCCTGACGAAGCGCGGATGCCAGGTGCTCGAGCGGCGACGAGGCCACGTAGGTGTGCCCCACGGTCCTGCCCTCGGGCGATGGCGAGTTCATCCAGGCTTCGCCCTGGTTCGCCTGACGCCCCAGGACGCCGAGCATGTCGGGGCTGATCCCGAGTGCGGCCATCTGCTGGATGAGTTCGTCCATCTTGTCGTCAGCCATGTTCTCAGCCTCCCATCATCGCCAGGCTGCCTAGACCGCTCAGACCGTTCATCGTCGAGTTCTTGCCCTGCTGCTGGATCCCGTACCCCTGCAACGCACCCTGGTAGCCCGCCATCGCCGCCGGCAGGTACTGCGTCTCCCCGGGGCTCTGGGACTGCTGGCTCAGACCAGCCAGAGCGCCGAGGTGCTGGTATGGAGCCGCCTGCGATGCCAGTTCGGTCTGGGTCCCGAGGTTGCCCTGCTGGACCGCGTTGTTCGCGGCCGAGGAGTAGGCATCGTTCTTCGCTCGGTCGAAGTTGCCCTGCTGGTTCTGGTACGCCTCGGTGCCCGGGTCGAGGCCCTGGTTCGCGAGCTGCGCGGTGTTCTGCTCGCTGGCCTGAGACCACTGCGGGTTGAGACGGCTCGTCATTTGATCGTAGGCCGAGGTGATCGACTGGTCCCGGGCATGTCCGATCGCGTTCGGGTCCTGGTTCGAGATCGAGTTCTCCAGATTGCCTACCGCCTGGCCGAGCGGACCGCCAAGTGAAGCGTTCTGAGTCCACTGGCCGTTTGCATCCTGCGTCCACTGCGAGGTGGCGCCGAAGGCGTTGGTCTGGTTGTTATGCCCGCTCTTGGCCTGCGCCTGAGCAGCCGCGTTGAAGTCCGGCGATGACGGAGGACTCCCTTGCATCTTGCTACCCGCTGCTAGGCCGCCCATGATTCCTCCTGCTGCCCGTCCTGGTTCACCCAGCGGCAGTCCCGCCGGCGCATCTCGAACAGCACGATGTCCACGCCCTTTGACCATCCGCCGCGGATCCGGTGCGTCTCCCGGAAGCCCAGCGCCCGAACGAGCGCAAGGGACCGGGTATTGCTCGACAGCACGGTCAGGTTGATCAGCCGCTTCCCGCACCCGGGGACCACTGCGTTCGGTGGATCGAAGGCAAGACGGAAGGCCGGGACCAGGACGTGCCGCAGTGCCGCCGGATGCGAGAGCGCGATGTGCAGCATGACCGAGGCAGGCGTCCAGCCGTCAAAGCCGACCATGGCCAGGATCCGGTACCCGCTGATCGCCTCCATGGCTCGGAAGTTCTCGTTGACGACGATGTGAGCGCGCTCCGCGAGCCACGCGAAGTGCTCCGGCGGTGCAGGGCGGACAATGACGGTCACAGGAGCCCCCCGACATCCACCGAAACGTCGATCCCGGTGAGCGTCATGCGGGAACTCGACGACCCGCGGATGGCGATGGCCGCAGCCGACCCGATCCCCGCGCCGCCAAACACCTTGGACTGAGGGCTGTAGGCGCCACCCCACACGGCCGTGTCCCAGAGTCCGACATCCCAGGAACTCGTCCCGGTGGGAGGACCCGCCGTCACTGGCGACATCTCGTTCAGGTTCCAATCGAACCGGGCCTGAGCCTGGAACGCGACCGCCCCGCCCTGGCTGAGGACCTGCGGCCGGATGAACAGCACCTTCTTGCGGTTCGGAGTGCCCAGGTTGGAGAACGCCGACAGAAGCGCCCACTGGATCGGCGTGTAGGAGTTGGGATTCGTGAGCAGCACGCCATCCACGTAGCCGTCATTCACGCAGACGCGGCCGTCGGAGGTGCCGAAGTAGAGCGTCCCACCCCACGGCTCGGCGCAGACGCCCATCGGGATGTCCCGGTACCGCGACCACCCGCGAGTGGTCAGGCTCATCACGAGTTGCTGGGTCGGCTGGTTTACCGCGAGCGGTACCAGCACCATCAGGCAGGCGTCCTGAGGGTGCATCCTCATCGCCCAACCATTGAGCGTCGCCGTCGCCGCCTGAAGCTGGTTGAAGAGGTTGCTGATCTTGAAGGTCTGGTACTGCGACCGGTCGTAGACCACGTTTCCGATCACCAGTTTCGACACCGGCATGATGCCGATCGAGCTCATCACGAGCAGATCGCCACCGAAGTCCGTTGCGAGGCGGCGGCCTGCCGGGACAGCGCCCACGAACCAGACGCCTCGAAGTTCGAAGGTGGATGCGTTGGCTGGGTCAGTTCCTCTATAGATGACGACGTTGCCACCACCCGAGACCGCAACCAGTTGATCGTCCATTCCGGCGCCGCCGTCGTATGTCCATGACGCCAGGCACCGGAGGTCACCACCAGCCTTGAACTGAGATCCGAAGGTGAACTGCGAAGCTGCGCCGTAGATGGCGTTGATGCCGAGGTACCAGGCTCGAGCCGTGTCGCGCTCCACGAACCAGACCCGGTTCTTCCAGACCATGACGAAGGCCAGCCGAGTGGGATCCGGCCCGCTGATGGCCGGCGAGTAGTTCCAGAGCACGCCGCCGTCATTGATGCCGGAACCGCTGCCCGTCGGCGCCGTTGCGCCCGAGGTCCCGCCAGCGACCGTGACGTAGGACAGGCCCAGGTTCGTGACCCTGGCCCCGGCCCCATAGAGCGTTCCCGTCACCCACGGCGTGGTGGCCGCCGAAGCCACCTGGATCCACGTCGTGGTGGCCTCGGCATAGACGAAGTAACCGTTGGCCTCGTCGCAGTAGAGCAGGAAGTGCCCGGCCGGGGTCACGAACACGGTGGAGTTGCCCCACCCGCTGTCCTGGTTCTGGACGCCGAAGGTGACGACCTGGCTGGGGGTCTGCGTGCTAGCCGAACAGTCCCAGATCCCCGACTGCGTGACCGCGAAGAACCGGTTGGAGGACCCGTCCTTGGTGCTGCCCGTGTAGGGTACGAGCGTCCGGGGCGGACCGTCGAGACCGGTCACCCACTCCCGCCACCCGAGCCGACTGCGAAGGCCGTACTCCGCGCCGATCAGGTTGTAGGAGTAGATCGAATCGGTAGCCGGCATATCCAGACCAGCCGAGACGGTGTTGTCGCCACCGATCGGAGCGGCTACGTGAAACGACCGCTGCCGGTTGCGCTGTCCCTTCGGCGGCCGGAGCATCTGGGGAACGGGGAAGGCCATCGATTACGGCCCCGCCCAGCCGGTAGGAGGCAGGTTTCCGACCGAGATGAGGCCACCGACCGGGCCACGGGCGCCGGCAAGCCGCAGCGTTGGCGCGCCCATGTTCTTGCCGATGCAGTGCTCGAGCTTCGCGTCGAACCGCTCTTGGTCCTTGGCCGTGTCGAACCCTCCGACCTCGTTGAAGGCCAACCGAAGACCCGCCACGCACAGGTCGGGGTCGTAGAGCACCACGTCCGAAGCGTTGTTGACCCGGGCAGCGTCGGGCCCGGTCGAACTGGTTGCCGTCTGCACCCAGAAGTTCGACACGTACTCGAACACGATGGTCTGGGCGTCGGGTGGGGCCAGCGGGAAGACCATCAGCGAGCCTTCGAGCCGGAAGGCGATGTTGAGGATCATGTTCCCCATGCGCGCCTTGAGGAACTGAGCCTCTTGGGGCGAGACGGGGCCGACCATCGGAAGGCGCATCGACCGGTTCCAGCCGGTCTGGTCCTTCATCTCGTGGAAGTCCGCTGGAAGCGCGTAGGATAGCGCCCCACCTACCGTCACGATCGTGCACTCCCGGGTGAACTGGCTCCAGTCGTGCTCGTTGTTGAGGTCGTCGCCGAGCGTGTTCAGCAACTCGATGAGCCTGGCGAAGTTGCCGTCCGTGGTCGCCTGGGCGAACGGGTCCGGGAGCGTGGAGAGCGTCCCAGAGACGATCCCGACCTGGATCGCCGTCCGGTTGATGATGTTGGCCGCGGTGTCGTAGCCGACGAGCGAACTCGGCGCCACGGTGGCGCTAGAGGCTCCAGGGCCCTGCGTCCCGCTGATGACGTCCGACTGCTCGATCCCGTGGTACGTGATCTGGAAGGCGATCGACTGCGCCGGCGACGAGGCCCAGTCCCACAGGAAGTAGTAGGACCCGTTCCCAAAGGCCTCCTCGAGGATGGCGGGAGGCGTGACGGCGGCGTCGGTATCAAACCGGACGAAGTAGTCGAACGTGAGCGATGAACCAGCGCCCGCGTTGGCGGCTCCGAAGTCCAGGGTGTACTTGGTCGCCGCCACGTGGCCTCCCTAGATCAAGTCTCCGGGTCGGCCTGGACCTTCGGCTTGGGACCCGGCTTCCTTCGGATGGTCGGCGGGACGGCCTGAGGGCCCATCGCCTCCTTCATCCGGTTCAT